AACGTCACAGAGATTTGGAAGGTGAGAGGCTAATGGATCAACTTAAAGGATTGTTTTTATTGGCCGTAATAGGGTTACTATCGGTATGCTTCGGGGTAGGAGCTGGATTAGCACTACTCATTAATTGGTGGCTACTATGAGACCTGACATCTACCTGTACGTTAAGTGGATACTCTGGAGGGATTGCCAGTTAGATAAGCTAGAGAGATGGATACTAAGGAGGAGGATACGATGAGTAAAGATAACGCAGTAAGGCCCAAAACGGACGCTGAGAAGAGACTAATCAGTAAGCTACACAAAGATGCTAAGAAGACTGTACAGGAGATTAACGGCATGCAGTACGACACTGCGAGGAAGAACAAGGTAACTGCTCACATTAAGAATGAACTCAAGAAGGTTACAATTATCTGTGGGGCCGTGAGAGCTGATACTGGGAAGATTTGCTCGAATGAACCTGTAGAGGGAGCTGCTAGGTGTGCACAACATGGAGGGTACAGCACGGGAGCTATTACTGAGGAGGGTAAGCAGAGAGCTATAGCTAACTTGAATCCTAGGGCGAATTTAATTCACGGGCTAAACTCTAAGTTTATTATGACAGTAGAAGAGGAAGCCTTGTACGCTGGACTCATGAACCATGCTATCGAGGAGCTAGATCTTGACCCGATGAATATCATACTCATGCACCGCGCTATTATGAATCTCATTATGAATGAACGAAAAGAGATAGCACTCGCTGGGGAGATACTCGACGAGTCGGACAGCTATAACGATTATGACTCGAAGTTCCTCAAATTTGTACAAGCTCTAGGGATGGATCGTAAGTTCAATATGAGTAACAGCCATAAGGATAACGATAAGGGAACAAACTTGAATGTATTGTTCGATATGTAATTAAAGCGTTGACCCCCTTAGTATGACTGTGGTAATATTAACTTAACAGCAAAACAGCTGAATTAAACCTGAGGGGGACAATTAAATGACAAAAGAACTAACAGTAGTACACGAGCAGGAAGTATTAGGACAAGGCTTTAAAGTTTATGGAACTGTGGAGGAGCCATTGTTCTTAGCCAAGGATGTTGCTGAATGGATTGAATACGATACGAATCAAGTCGGTAAAATGATTCTAAAAGTTGACGACGATGAAATTATAAAGAAACACCGTAATACTGATACGGGGTTAAAAGAATCTTGGTTCCTCACGGAGGACGGCATCTACGAGGTACTAATGCAATCTCGTAAACCAGTAGCTAAGGAGTGGAAGAAGGAAGTCAAGAAGATACTTAAGACGATTCGTACCTCTGGAGGTTACATCTCTAATAGTGACCTCATGGTAAACACATACTTTGGAGATATGCCTGACGAGAAGAAAGCCTTCATGAAAGGACTACTAGACACTATCGAGGAGAAACAAAAGCAACTTGCAGTTATGGCTCCTAAAGCTGAATACTTCGATCACCTAGTAGACCGTAACTTACTGACTAACTTCCGAGATACAGCTAAGGAGATTCATGTAGGACAAAATCAACTCATTAACTTCCTATTGGAGGCTAAATATATCTACAGAGACGCAAACAATAAGTTAAAACCTTATGCAGAGTATACACCTGAATTGTTCGAGCTCAAAGAGTGGACTCGCAGAGGTGTAGCTGGAAGTCAAACTCTTATTACCCCTCGAGGGCGTGAGACTATTAGACTTCTAATGGGTAAAACTAAGTAGTTAACTCGCCGATTGCTCGGCGCAGGAGCACCTAAATTGGTGTTCCTTATTTGCGTTAACTACTTAGCTTACAATCATTTAGTCTTTAATCAATAAAAGGTCTAATATAGGAGATAGCTAAATTAGTTGACCTGAGAAGGTAATTCTACCCGATTCATCGGGTAGTAAACTAAGTGAAATCTTACGAGTCAAAACTGAGAAGGTGATCCCATAGGTAGTACCTGATAAGGCATGCTCACAGATGGGTATCTGAGAAGGTAGGTCTATAGAGGTACACCCTGAGAAGGCTTGCTATATAGGGGTTCTATAGAGGTAGGCTCATAGATGGGTGGACTATAGGGGTGTACTAGGGAGGGGTGCTGAGAGGGTTAGCTAGATGGTTTACCCACACCCCTCTGTGGTCACCTCCCTAGCCTATACCTCCAGGAGTGTAACATATATCTTACATTACCCTAGAGATAGCCACTGTTTAGGTGCACTCATAGGTATGTATAAGATAGTGCATACTGAGAAGTCTAAACCCTATAGGTATCACCTTGCATAGTATATCTATTCAATCTCTATACATTACTACTGAGAAGGGTAATTATGCAGTCTATACCTATGAGGGGTAGATAAACCCTTGCGGCTCTAAGGGTGAAGGCTGATTAGTTCGCTTTGGAGGAACTTCCTATAATCACAATTATGTCAACTAGAGAGCGGTACCTAACTCGAAAAATTACAAGGGTAGGGGGGGTCTCTCTCACACACACAGAGACATTTTGAGAATAGAAAATCCACTTTAGAATTTTTTACAACAAAGTTTTCCCCTATAGGAAATTCTACACGAGATACCCCTCAGAGTCCACCTACAAAGCTTTTTCCTACTAAGGTAATACTAACCTACCACCCATGAGCAAACCTCCTTAGAAAGCCTCCTAAGGCTTCACCCGAGATAGTAAACTGAATAGCCATCTCCATAGTATCTATAATTTCAATTACCAGACTCTATAGGTACAAAAAAAAGAGCAACCTCCCTAGGGGTTCCTCATCATATAATTATCTCTACGTATCCTTCTCTGTTGTGATCAATCGAGACAGGTGAGCCGCTAAGTTTATTAATTCCTAACAGGAAAGTTAGTAAGTGCTCTTTGTTGATTTCTATATAGTCTCCTTTCTCATCTTTTCCCCAAGACTCAGTAAAGTCTTTTGGTAGTTTGTTTATTCCTTTGATGTATGCCTTTATCACAGTAATTCCTCCTTAGCTTTTTGTAGTGCTTTAATTAATTCATCTAACTCTTTTTCTCCATAAGACATTGTCCCGTTACAGTAAAGCTCTATAGCTTTTGTTTTCATATCCTCAGGTACCACAACAACTTTTATCTCTAGTTCGTCTCTAAATCTATCTTTAATAGTTATCTTCATGATATTTCCTCCTTAACTTTCTGTAATGCTTCTATGAGACGGGCAAGTTCGTTAACCTCGAGCACTGCATCTGATGAGCTATCACTAAAAGTGTTTATCCTTACAGCTTTTATATCACCAAGCTCCTCACATTCTATCACAGTAGTCTCTACTGTAACACCTTCTCCGTAGCTATCCTTAATAATTGTCTTCATAATTATTCCTCCTCAGTATGGTATGTGAAATTATTAGTTGTACTCCCCAGTAATTGGATCATAAGTGACATCCACATAAGTTTTAATCAAGTTAGCTTGAATCATATGGCGTTTACCCGTGAGAAGATTCTTTACAGATATTAGCTTCTTAGATTTCTTTCTCATTCCACTCATTACAGCTATCCCATCGAGGCCGCTAACTACAAAGTCAACTCCCTGTAATTTAAAGTTAATCCCATGTATAGGTTTCGCTTTTAGTTCCTTCAATTTAGCTGCATTCTCTTCTAGTTTACGCTTTCTCCACTCGTTAATCTTTTTAAACATCTATATCGTCCCCTTTAGGTTTACTTGTTCTTTCTTATGAGACAATCATACCTGAGTAATAAAAATATGTCAACAAGGAGGTAGCCAAATGCAGAAATCCCCGACTCAAGAGCAAATATTAGCGCTCAAAGAGAAAATGAAAGACCCTGTACACTTTACAGAAATAACTGGCACCGTAAAGGGTAAGCCCTTTAGCTTCGACCACCGAGACCACCTATTCGAACCCTACCGAGACAAGCACCCTCGTGTGGTTATCGTTGCGGGCCGCCAGGTAGAGAAATCCGAGACAGGTGTACGTATCCAACTCTATCATGGTTACCAGAGGAAGCACACAACGATAACCTATACAGCTCCTCGACAGGAGCAAACTACCCGTTTCGTTAATGACCGATTCCGCAAAGCTATCCGAGAGAGCAAGGGAGGCATCCTCGATGGAATGGTAGACCCTAAGCGAGATGCCAAAACTGCGATCGGCCTTAAGAACTCCTCACAGTACTACTTCGGCTCTGCGTGGGCTGACGGGGATGCTTTGCGAGGAATCGCTGGAGATATGGTTATCTTCGACGAGGTGCAGGATATTACGCAGACTGCTATCGAGTCTATTGAGAAGTCCGTCTCGCATAGTGAAATCAAGGACCCGGTAACCGAGCTAAACGGTAAGTGTTACTTTACCGGAACACCCAAACAGAAAGGCTCCTACTATGACCGTGTTCTCTGGGGGGAGTCAGACCAGAAGAAATGGCACGTAACCTGCGATAGCTGCGGCCATGAAGACATAATGTCTATGAGGAATATTATGATCCAAAACGAGGGCGAAGACACGGAGCGCCGCTACTTTGGCTGCCTCCATTGCCAGGAAGAATTAGACCGAGCTAACGGGAAGTGGATCGCCACGAGACCGCTCAATAAGATGTACTCTGGGTACCTATTTAACCAGTTGAACATGACTTGGATCTCTGCCAATCAGATCTGGCGAGATTATTCTACGATGGATGCTATGACATTCAACAACGAGGTACTAGGCGAATTTTATAGCGGAGACGAGCAACCGTTAAGCCTAGAGGACGTACTCGCATGTACTGACAAGACTCGTTCTCTCAAGAAATTCTCCCAAACACCCACTGTACTAGGAGTCGATTATGGTTCTGGAGGTAAATCTAAGACGATCATCTTCATTGGCCACTCTGAGGGAGGTAAGTTAGTTATCGACTACGCAGAAAGCTGGAAGCCTGACCGCTCAGAAGATGCTCTCAATGTGCATGATCAGTTAATTCACCATATAGCTAACCTCGTAGGTAAGTTCAATGTAGAGAAAGTCGTCGGGGACATCGGGTACGGCTCCTATGAGTCTCAAAAGCTATACGAGATGTATGGCCGTCAAGCTATCTCCTGTAGATACGTAACCTATGCGAATGACCCTCGTAAGCGTGAATACAAAGGGTTCAATAACTCTACTCTACAGGTAGACCGTACTTTCTCTATGGACAAGCTCATAGATGCATTCCACAAAGGTAACATCGTAGTGCCCTACAGAAACCCCAGCGAGATCGAGTACTTTTTTGACCACTGGACAGCCATTGAAATGAAGTTCACTGAGAGTAACACTGGTACAGGAAAGAAACTCTATGATCACCGTACTCCTGACGATGCCTTCCATGCGCTTAACTACGTGAGAGAGGGAATCCACGAGCTACAAAACCGCTTCGAGGTTGAGTTCTCCGAGAGAGAAGAATCGCTCATCCTAGATCGACTGTACAGCGACCACAAGGACATGCCCGACTGGTAAACACTACGTTGTTCTTACTATATAGATGAAACTAATAGGTCGGAGAGGCAACTCGCAGAAGACCGAGGAGGAAAACTAATGGGATTATTCGATGTATTCGCTAGTAAGAAGGTTAAAGAGGAGAGGAAAGTTCAAGAAGCCGAGCTCCATAAGTTAGCCCAGGAGATTGGAATTTACAAGGATACAACCTATGAGAGACAGGAACAAACTGATTTAAACCCTGCTGATTTCTCATTAGATGTATACGAGAAGATGTTAACTGACGGGCAAGTACGAGCCGCTGTAGAAATGATTATGTTATCAGCTACTGCTAAGGGGTTCACCCTCACAGGAGAAGACCCAGAGAGTCGCAAAATAGCAGAGTTTATCCTAGACAACTTTGAATCTATCGAAGGAAACATGGAGGACGCTATTAAGGAAATCTTAACAGCAATCATCTACGGGTATAGCTGTACAGAGAAAGTCTTCGAGTACGACAAAGGAGCTGTCCGTCTCAAGAAGCTTAAAACTCTAGATCCTAAACACGTAGAAATCAAGACTGATAAGTTTGGAGATATTGTCTACGCAGAGCAACGAATAGGAAGCAAAACGATTAAGCTACCTCCAGAGAAAATCATTTGGTACCCGTTTGACAAGAACTTCGGTAACATGTACGGGAGGTCGATTCTTCGTCCAGTGTACAAGCATTGGATTACTAAAGATAGACTATATAGGTTCGCTAACATAGCTTATGAACGCTACGGAACACCCCTTCTAGTCGGTACCACTACCGATGCCAACGATGTAGGCAAAATGAACAGAATCCTCTCTAAAATTAACTCCCTAACTTCATTATCTATCTCGGGGGGCGAGAAAGTCGAAGCTATTCAGATGACTAATGCAGATTTCGTCGGCTACATTGAACACCACGATAGAAAAATCATGGAGAGTATGCTAGTACCTCCTATGTTACTTGGACTTAGCCGAGGTCAATCTGGTAGTTATGCGCTCTCAGGTAACCAGTCAGATGTATTCCTCCGCAGACTGGAAGCTATTCAGCGTAACGTTAAGGCCCTAATCGAGGAAGAAATCATTCGCCCTCTAGCAGATCTTAACTTCCCTAACGTAAAACGCTACCCTTCTTTCCAGTTTAAACCTCTAGCAGATAAAGATGTTGAGAAGTTAGCTAACGTACTCGAGAAGATGGTTAACCTTGGAGTAGTAGCTCCTCAGGAAGATTGGTTACGTGAAGAGTTAGGATTCCCTGCTTTATCTAAGGAGATGCAAGTCATCCTCGAGAAGAAGCGTGAACTAGGCTTACAAGCTCAAGAAAAGGCACTAAACTCACCAGAGCAACCTCAAAAAGATAAACCTACAGAGGAAGAACCAAAGAAACCACAACGAGTGGACAATAAGGAGTCTTTTACAGACCCTCTGAGTGTCTACACTCCTCCAATGGAAACTCACAGTCATACGGATTGCAGTCATGTAGACATGGGTTGCACGGAGTAGACAAAGAATATCTAACATTCGGCGAACGCCGAAAGAGAGCGGACATCAAGGCTATCCAAAGAGATATGGAAGCTATTGAGTCCGCTTTTTTAAATGATGCTCAGAGGTTAAACACTAAGCGAAAAGAACAACTCATGAAGCGTATCTCTAAAGCACTAGAAGGCGGAGTTGATGAGGTAAACACTCTACAGATGCCATCTCAGAAGGAATACAAGAAGTTGATTAGGAATCTTATAATTTCAAGTACCACTACAGGGTACCTGCGAGCAGACCGAGAAATGGAAGAACTACAGAAGAGGTACAAAACCTACGCAGAGGAGCTACCTCAGGTTCCCGAGCAGACTTTTGACTCTACAGTTGAGATTCCTCCAGAGTTACAAGCCTACCTAGAGCAGTACGCTATGATGATTACTACGATTACCCAAGAGACGGTAATCAATCGAATTAAAGACATTCTAATAGAGGGATTGAACGCTGGCACCCAAACAGCCGATCTCATCGAGCAAATAGCTCAGACAGCCGACTCTATGCTAGGCATTTCTCATGCGATGACTATTGGTAGAACTGAGATGGGTAAGATGTACAACGCAGGTAGACTAGCTCGTTACACTAGTAAGGAAAACGAAGGCTTTGTAGTGGCCCTACAGTATGACGCTATAGTGGATACTCGCACGACTCATGTGTGCCGCCACCTCGATGGAATGATTATAGATATCAACCGCAGAGATATCATTGCGGAGTTTACTCCTCCAAATCATTTTCAATGCCGTAGCGTCTGGCTCCCAGTTACTAAGTTTGAAACTTGGAAGGATAACTTTAAGACAGACGTAAAACCTGAGGAGGGATTCTCCCACTCAGTTGACCAATCAGTTATAGACTCGCTGGCTACCTCATAAGGTGGTCAGCTTTTTTTATGTAAAAAAAAAGGTAGAGCTTATCCCTGAGGAGGAGTTGCTCTACCTTTTAACTAATGAGTACTTCTATTATCAAAGGGGAATCCCTGAGGAGGAAAATCCCCTGTGAAAAAGTCCTCTTTAGTATAACCTCGGTAGTTACAACCTGTCAAGCAAAAA